TGAAATTGGTATAGCCGAAGCCGGTGAAGATTGGGAAGTGTTTTTAATAAGACCTAATGATATTAATGGTAACACTTATCTTTCTTGGAAACCTAAAGATTTAAAAGGAGAAACGAAGATGAAATTTAAAGAACCAAATGGAGATAACACATGAACACAAAGGAACTAGAAAGACTAGAAAAAGAAATGGCAGATGAAAAACTATCAGGATTGCAAGACCAACAGCAGATTGATATGTGTATATGTGGTGAAAAGATAAATGATTGTCCTGATGCTTATGCACACATGTCGGATGGTGTTTGATAATGAGTAGCAGCAATGATGTGCCAACCATATATCAAATGGTTGATGAAATATGTGCAAGAGATTTTCCGGTCTTATCTCGGCTCACCACAAAGAGCAAGGATAAATTTGTTGACCTAATGTATGAAGATGTTATGAGTGGAGATAGTCCAGAAAAAATTAGTGAAGATAAAATCTTTGAGCATGTTCAAACTGTAATTGCATTAGCCATATCAATTTATTTAGATGACTGTGTTGACACATTATAAAATAACCTATATAGGAGTTCACCAGATGCCCTGTATTGAACGCTAACAGGTGAGGTAATGGTAAGGCATTAACCAACAAAAAGATTGCTTAAAAACAACGAGAGAAAAACATGATTTATTTTAAAAAAACATTTGACTTTATCCATGCTTTCGTGTATAATCTCATAAAGTTTTTAAAACATTAATGAAAATAATAATAATTAATTATATTAATAATAATATTTTATAAAGTTTTATAATATGATATACAATAAAAAAAAGGAGATATAATTTTGGAAGATGATTTTGATATTTTAAATAAAATAGTTGATGATTGGTTTGATAACCTACCATTGATTGATACAAATATAAACAGTGAAGAAACTTATGAGAATATAATTACTGATGATACTGTACCAGAATAAAAAAGTAACAGCAAAGGTAAAAGCTAAACACATTATATCCAATCACTTACTGAAAATATTTGATAAACTAAAACACAACCCTGAAGAGCTAGAAGATAATTGGGAAATTATGACATCAAGAGAAGAGGAATTAGTTTTAGACCAAGTAAGTTTGTATGAAGATATAATACTTAAATTGCTTGGAGTTAAATTAACAGATATACAAAGTGCTAACGATTATAAAAAGTCTATATTATGAAAAGGTTGGTTATAGTTATCTGGTTAGTTTTAATAATGATAGGGTTAGTTAGCTGCAAAAATATTAGTGAGCAACAAAAGGAAGAACAACCTAATGATTTACGAAAACAATTTGAAGAATGTAGAGCTAAATTTTATGTTGAATATCCAGATGAAATAATTAGAACAGATTGGCACAAATGTATGGAAAATAAACAGGAGAGTGAACATTATGACACAGCACAAGGATAAGGTTAATAAACAAAAAGAACTTTTAGAAAAAGAGAAGGCAGCTAATCGTTGGACTTCTATTGATGCGAGAATTATAGATGGTGAATGGACACAAATCACTACAAGATATGCATCTGGTAAAGAGGTTACTGAATTTAAAGATAAACGCAAGAAGGATATAATAGAAAATGGCAACTAGAAAATGGTCAACCAGGCATGAAAGAGTATCTCCGACAGGTGTTAAAGGTAAAAAGACAAGTCAAGGTAGAGGTAATGTTAGCACTTCAACCATGAACAAAAATAAAAAAGCTAACAGAAAAGTAAAATATCGAGGGCAAGGAAAATGAAATTTAAAATCATAGTAAGTTCAATATTATTAACATTAATTATTGCTTTTTTTAATGTAGTTAATATAGGAGCTAACGACATTGAAACAAACCAGGATAATATTAACAAATTAAATATATCTTTCTTATCTTTAAGTAAAGAGGTTAAAGAAATAAATAAAACAATAGAAAGATTAAATAAAATTAGAGCTGGGCAACACACTACTATTGAGCTGGTCTCTAGGAAGGTAGATAGAATTGATCAAATTAATTCAGAAATATATTCTATTTTACAAGAGCTAGACAGTATCATTAAAACACCCTCTGAAACTCCTTCAGAAACAGTAGAAGAAGAGGAAAATTTAGGAGTGAATGCAGGACTAGGAGTATTAACAGGAACACATGTACTAGGTTTAGAAAGTCCTTTGGATTTAGAAACAGAACCCGGTCTAAAAGAAATTGAAGAGCCGGTTATTGTCCCTTGTCCTAAAGCAACCAACAAATTAGATTTCAATAAGTATATTAAGAGTGTTAATATAAGAAGAAAAATGGAGTTTAATGTTTTGTATGTTGTTGCTAGTGGTAAGGCCCAAGACATAACAATCGAAGGAACATTAAATTCTAGTATGAGAAGAGCAGCATTAAGATATGTTAATGATTTAACTTTTCCATCTGGAACATATACAAACTGTGTGATACCATTTACAATTAATATTTAAAGGAGATCAAAGAAAATGAGCAGACTGATACATTTAATAAGACAATTCATGGGCAAGTGTCCAAACTGTAAAGGGTTTGGTACATTTCCAGACGGAACAACTTGTAACGCTTGTTGGGGTTCTGGAAACGATTAACAAAGGAGAGATAAAATGAATGACATTTCAGAATTAGGAGATAATTTTAGAATATTATCTAAAGATCAATACAGAATTTTTATAAAATATTTTGATAAAAACTATCGAGAACTTTATGAATTAAAAGAAACTTATGAAGTTCATAAGATTGGAGACAATTTTAAAGTAACTTTATCTGATTCAACAACATTAGATTTCGATAATATTTTGTTGGAAATAAGTTGACAAGTTCTGGCGAAGCCAGTATACTTGTTGTGCAATAATGCCAAAAACAAAGGAGTAAATATTATGGCAATACAAGAAGGAACAGCCTATTGGGCTAGTGTAACAACACCTAATACTAATTTCGAGCCTGTTTATACAGTCGATTTAGTAGTCAGTGATGATGTAGCTAATGACTTTGAAAGTCGTGGCTTTAGAGTGAAAACTTTAACAGTCCAGGATGAAGTTGTTGGTAGGGCTTTAAACATTAAAAGAAAAGTTAATGGGCCTAATGGAATGGTCAGAAAAGCACCAGCTTTAGTTGACCAGAATAAAGTGCCTTTAGATGTAGCCGTTGGTAATGGCTCACGAGTTAAAGTTCAATATAACGAGTGGGAAACATCTAATAAGTATGGAGATTTTAAAGGTTTGGATTTCCAAGCTATGCAAGTCTTAGATTTAGTATCTTATAAATCCGGAGACGGCGATGAGTTTGAAGCTGTTGAAGGTGGAGAAGAGTTTTAATGCAAATTAAAATAGAAGATAAAGTTTACGATATTAACAAAATTGAAGACGATCAGATTAAATTAGACGCTAATGTTTTAATAGCAAAAATAAATCAACATCGTTTAAATGCTGAAGGTTTTCAAATTTTAGTAAATACTTTTGAAAACTCTTTAAATGATTTATTAAAAAAAGTATTTGGCGAACAAGAATCATCAGTTAAATCCGTAGACAAATCTTCATAATGTTTGAGGATTAAGTCTCTCCTGTGGCTAGGCACTAGATTAATTTCTGGTGCCTAGTTTTTTTAAAAAATAAACTATTATGAATCAATCTAAATTTATAGCACTACATAAACCTTGTCCATCTTGTAAAAGTAGTGATGCCCTTTCAATTAACGAAGATGGATCAGCAAAATGTTTTAGTTGTGATAAGTTTTTTCCAAAATTTAAACAACCAAACTCTACAATTAACAAGAACTATACTATGCAACAAACTACACACCAATCAAATAAATTAAATGCTCATGGTGGCATCTTCGGTAAACTTATAGACAGAGATATATCTAAAGAAACTGCTCAAAAATATGGAGTTAAAGTTGTTTATGACCAGACGGGAAGAATAGCTCAACACATTTATCCTTTATATATCCAAAACGAATTAACAGCAAATAAGTTTAGATACATAAGAGATAAAAGATTTTCTTTTGATGGCTCAACAGAAGGAGTTGGATTATTTGGACAACAATTATTTAAAGAGGGTGGTAAATATTTAACCATTGTTGAGGGAGAGTGTGATGCTATGGCTGCTTATGAGTTACTAGGATCTAAATGGGCAGTAGTATCAATTATAAGAGGAGCAGCATCAGCAGTAAAAGATGTAAAAGAAAATTTAGAATATGTAGAAAGTTTTGATAATGTTGTTATCTGTTTTGACACCGACAAAGTTGGAAGAGAAGCAGCACAAAGAGTAGCAAAAATATTAAAACCTGGTAAAGCTCGGATAGTCTCTTTACCAAATGGATGTAAAGACGCTAATGAAATGCTACAAAAAAATAAGTTTTCAGAGTTTGTTAGTTCTTGGTGGGATGCAAAACTTTATACTCCAAGTGGTATCATTAGAGTATCCGAAAAACAAGACCAATTTTTAAAGAGAGATAAAAGGGAAAGCGTTCCTTATCCTTGGTCTGGATTAAATAAAAAGTTATATGGTTTAAGACAAGGAGAATTATTAACATTAACAGGTGGAACAGGTTTAGGTAAGTCTAGTATTACTAGAGAATTAGAACATTGGTTAGCGAATACAACAGAAGATAGAGTAGGAATTATTGCATTAGAGGAAGATTGGAGAAGAACTGTGGATGGTATTCTTTCTATCGAGGCTAACTCCAGGCTTTATATTGACCACATTAGAGAAGATTTTAGTCAAGATACATTAAAAGAAATGTTTAATAAAGTATTTAAAGACGATAAAGTATTTGTCCATGCTCATTTCGGAACGAATGATATAGATGATATATTCGCTAAATTAAGATATTTAATAGTAGGCTGTGATTGTAAGTGGGTTATTGTAGATCATTTACATATGTTAGTTTCAGCAACAGTAGAGGGTGATGAAAGACGGGCCATTGATTCTATAATGACTAGACTTCGCAGCATGGTAGAAGAAACAGGAGCAGGTATTATATTAGTTTCTCATTTAAGAAGGGTGATTGGGAATAAAGGACACGAGAATGGCATTGAGGTTAACCTATCTCATCTGCGTGGTTCAAATAGTATCGCACAGTTATCTGATTGTGTTATTGCCCTTGAAAGAAACCAACAAGCTGATGATGAATTAGAATCTAGGACAACAAGATTAAGAATTTTAAAGTCTAGATATACTGGAGATGTTGGGATGGCTACTACTTTAGTTTATGATAAAGAAACAGGAAGACTTTCTGAATATGAAGATACAGAATTTGCCAATGAAGATAACGATGAGATTATACCCTTTTAAATATGAATTTAATTTTTGATATTGAAACCAATGGACTCTTATTTGAGGAGTGGTTTAAAGATAAGGAGACAAAAGAACTTGTATTAACTCCACCAGCTAATACGATTTGGTGTATTGTAGCTATGGATGAGGATGAGAAAATTTATAGTTTTGAACCTGGCGAGATAGATAAGGGAATAGAATTTTTAAAATCAGCAGACAAATTAATAGGTCATAATATAATAGGATTTGACATACCAATTATTAAAAAGTTAAAGGGCGTTGATTTATATAAAAGTTGCGAGGTATTAGATACATT